AATTAGTAAAAGAACATTTGATGTTACTTTAGATGATGTTACTAATTGGATTGATGATATGGATTTATCAAACATTCAAATAGTTATTGATGCTTGGACAAAATCTTTAGAAAGTAGCCAATACATCCAAAACGGATTTAAGGCAATGTCAAGTGGCGAAGAAGGTATAAAAAAAAAGTAACTTGGGATGATATAATCGACTTTGCTATTGGCGAAGTTGGTTTAATGCCTGATGAGTTCGAGGATATGACTTGGGGAAATTATCAAAGGTTACTATTTAATTTCTTTAAAAAAGAGGCAAATCAGTGGGAACACACAAGGTCAACTTTATGCTATATTAACAATGTTAATGTATCTAAAAAGAGCCAAATGAAAAAGCCTAAAGAAATAATGCCACTATGGACAGATAAGTTTGCTATAATGAATAGAGTGCCAAAAAAGTTAACATCAAATGAAGAAAAACAACAAATCTTAAAGAAGTTAAAAGATGGCAAACGAGAAATTAATAGTTGAGTTATCAGCACAAATACAAGGTCTTAAACAAGGTTTAGATAGCGCATCTAAAGAAATATCTAAATTTAATACCAATACTAATAACGCTGCTAAAAATACTGAAAAAGACTTTGATGCAATAGGTTCTACTGCTTCTAAAGTTGGTGGTATTGTTGCTGGTGCTTTTGCAGTTGGTTCTATCGTTAATTTTGGTAGAGGTGTTATAGCTGCAACATCAGAATTTCAAAAATTTGAAGCGGTTTTATCAAATACTTTGGGTAGCAGTTCTGCTGCTCAATTAGCATTATCACAAATACAAGAGTTTGCTGCTACTACTCCATTTCAAATAAATGAATTAACAGGAGCGTTTGTTAAATTAGCAAATCAAGGCTTTACTCCTAATATTACACAAATGCGATTATTAGGCGATTTAGCGAGTTCTACTGGCAAATCCTTTGACCAATTAGCTGAAGCAATTTTAGATGCGCAGACAGGCGAATTTGAGCGTTTAAAGGAATTTGGAGTAAGAGCAGCAGTTGCTGGAGACCAAGTTACATTTACATTCAAGGGAATTAAAACACAAGTAGATAATACTTCTGAAGCTATCAGAGGTTATGTTTTATCTTTGGGTGCTGCCGAAGGTGTTTCGGGTTCAATGGAAAAAATATCTGGTACTTTAGGTGGTCGAATTTCCAATGTACAAGATTCGTTTACGCAATTACAAACTACAATCGGACAAATAAACGGAGGTGTATTATTTACATTTGTTGGTTTATTACAAAAGGCATTAAGTTATTTTAATGAGATTATAAATTTAGACCTTAAGAAAGAACAGTTTGCACTGGAAGGTCTTAATATGACCGAACAAAGAGCCGTTATTGCTAATTATAATGCAGAATTATCCAAGATAGGTAGTATTAATAATGTTGATAAATTAAATAATCAATTAAAATATATCCAAACGAATTTGGAGTTTTATCAACAAGCAATGTTGAATGAAACAGATGAACACAATAGAGAGGTTGCTTTTTCTTATTTTAATGCTTATAAAGATATTCGTAATGCTGCTAATACTCAAATGGCAGGTTTGCAAAAAGATTTAGCTGCTAAAAATGCAGCGATTGCAGCAGAAGCCAAAAAAACCAAACGAATAATTGAAAAACCTATTGATTTTATAGCGCCTACAAAAGGTATAGGTCAAATTCCAAATACAGCAGTAAATTTAGGAGGTTTAAAAGACCCTAATTTTAAAATAAGAGATGAAGATTTAGCAAAACAAGCACAACTAAATGCTTTATTAGAGCAACAAAATACTATATTAGGGTACTCAACTTTATTAATGGGTACTTTACAAAGTGGATTTGAGCAAATGTTTACCACAATGATTGATGGCGGACAGAATGCGTTTCAAGGTATATTAGACGGATTAAAAAGATTGATGATAAAAATTGCAGCAGCTATTGTAGCAGCAACAATATTGTTTTTTTTAACAGGTGGTGCAAGTGCTGGTGGTGGTGCGAATGCTTTACAAAAAATAGGAGAAATTGCTAAAAATATGGGTGGATTAGGATTTAATCCATTTGCAATATCAAGTAAACCAAAAAGCGCTATGATAGCTATGCCTTCTAATTCAATAGGTCAAGGTGGTTACCAAATAGATATAATGGGAGATAAAATGAGATTATTATTAAATAACGAAGCAATTAAAAATTCGAGGGTAGTATAATGTTTTATAATCACATTTATAATTTACAATTTAAAGGTTTAGACCAGGTAGGTACTAATTTATATTATTTAGTCAAGTTTGAAAAACAAGAAGCTACGGTAAGAACTCCTGATGTAATTGATTTAATTCCAGCGCAGGATAGCGCATTTGTTTTAAATTATAAAGCCAATAAAGATAATATCTTTGCTCCTATTAGGGCTTCTTATGCAGATATTAAATGTTTCATTCCTTATAATTCTACTGTTCAGCCTTCTGATTTTTTCTTTGATAGTGATGAATATACTTGGAAAATTAGCCTTTACGAAACTAACGGAGTAACTGAAACTTTAAAATGGAGAGGATTTCTTTTGCCTGATGTAATTCAATATGAATGGCAAGAACAATACTATCTTCAGCTTACGGCTACGGATAATATTGCAGTCTTAAAGGATATTAAATACACAAGGGAAGATTACTACGCTTTATATAATGACACAAGTGTTGATACTTGTATAGATGTTAATGACTTTGTTTGTAGGTTATTAAAAAAGACTGGAAGCGAATTAGATGTGGCTTTTTATAGTCAATTTAAAATAGATAGTACTCTTGTTAATCTTGCAAACTTAAAGCTATCGGAATATTCTTCAGTTGATTGGGCAACATTTGAGCCAAAGGATTGTTATTTTCTTTTAGGTACATTAATGGAATCTTTAGGTTGCGTAGTATATCAATCTAATAAAGATGCTACTTGGTATGTTGTTGCTATAAATGATTTAGCGGTAAATGATTTAGTTACTGATGGCGAATTTAGCATAAGCGGTGCTTTACCACCACTATATGAATATTGGACAACTGATGGCGATGTAGTTAATTCTTCAACAGGAGGTTTAAACGGAAGCCAGTGTCCTAAAATTTTTGGAGATAATGTTTCTAATGTTTATCAAACTTTAGTTTTTCAAGCTGCTGAATATACTGTTTCTTTTTGGGCAAAGAATTTTGATGCAGGAACTATACCAAAAGCAGTTGTAAGGATTGAAATAGATAACACTGAAGAATTTAGTCAAGTTACTACTGATGATTGGGTTTATTACGAATTTACTTATATTTCAGGTAGTGCAGGTTCATTTGAAATAAAATTCTTTAATAATAACGATGATTCGACAGGCTATCTTTTAATTGATAATGTATCAGTAAAACAAAAGTTTCAAAATGGTTTAATATACGATATTGACGGAACTTATTTAAGTGAATATACTTTTGATTTTTATTCTTCTATTGGAAATGCAGGTAATGTTAAATGGTCTGATGTAAATCAGGTAGTAACATTAAATAAAAGATTAACAAATGTTCAATTTAATTATCCATACTACGAAAGAAATTTAATAAATAACTACGGATTCTTTAAGGATTACGGAAGTACAACAACAGTACCAGCCGATTGGCAGCTTGAAAGTCCTTTTGATTTTGCAAATGCAACTGGAGAAGATAGACCATTTGATAATAGAATTTTATCAGTAATAGAAAATGAAGATATTACAGGTGGTTTAAACCTTGATATTTATTTATCTAATACTTTTAGGCTTACAAATAATATTTCTCCTTTTGGATTTTATAATTTCTTTGCTATTAAAGTAGAGTGTACGGTTTATTTTGATGATTCGCACACAGATGGGGATGGTATTAATATAGCATTTGCTAAATCTAAAGATGGTACACCAAGTAATTACACTACAAGATATTTAGATTCAACAGGTACTTATTATAGTGTTACAACTTCTTCTTTATGGAATGCAGCATTTAGGATGCCAATTTTTATGAGTGATAAAAATAGGTGGATGAAATATAAATGTTTATCTAAATTTGACCAAAATAGCTTAAGTGATGGTACTACTTTATATGAATTTGGTACTTTAGTTTTAAGACCACAAAGAAGTTTTGATACGGCTAATGTTCATCAAACATATTTTGACGATATTAAAGTGAGTATTATTCCACAAGGATATAAAAACACTAAAGGCTTTATTTACAACGCTACAAATATTCCTAACGATTCTACTTTAGTTAAGCCATTCTCGAATACTTATAAAATAGATAAGGGTCAATATCACGGTGGTATAGCTAATAAATCGGAATCACAAATTATAGAAGATTTTATCGGTTATAATACTGAAGGAGAACTTAATTTAATCCAAAATTCTAATAGATGGTTAAGACCTTGGGAAACTGCTTCAGAACTTATATTAGGCAGACCGATGCAAGAATGTATTACTCGTTCAATCTTATCTTTTTATCAAGCTACCTGGCAGAAATTTACAGGTAATGTTTATGGTAAGAATATAAACTTTGGTCAAGTATTTAATATTGCTTTAGCACAAGGTTTACACTTTATGCACGAAGCATCTTTTGATTATGTATCAAATAAAACAAACATAACCACACACCAAAGCCAAACTGATAAATTAGAAACAGGTTTTCGTTCTTGGTCAACTACTAAAGAGGATACAGGAGCAGGTCAAGGACAACCAGGTAGTCAAACAAGTAGCATACAAGAAGCAGGCGAGTAATGAATGAGTTAAAAGAAATAAACGACCAATTAAAAACATTATCGATTAATGTTGAAATGATAAGCCAGGCTATCACAGGTTCAAAGCTAAATAGAAATGGTATCTTACAAAGATTGGAAACAATCGAAGATGCTTTAGAAGATACTGAAAAAAGCGTTCAAGAAGTAAGGGATTATAATACTGGCATAAATTGGGCAATAAGAATTGGTGCTTTTATATTAACTATCACAGGAGTAACTTTTATTAAAGACTTTTTATGGCACAAATAAGCGAAGATGGATTAAAATTATTAGTTGAGTTTGAAGGCTTAAAATTAGACGCTTATCAATGTACTGCTGGAGTTTGGACAATAGGAATTGGTTCGACTAAATACGATAACGGTCAAGCTGTAAAGAAAGGCGATAAGATAACAGAAACGGAGGCTTATAAGCTATTTATGGACACTTCCGATACTTACGCTAATTGTATTAAGAGATATGTAATTAGACCGCTTAAACAGAACGAATTTGATGCTTTATTCTGCTTATGTTACAATATTGGTTGCGGAGCGTTTGCAAAGTCTTCTTTGGTTAAGTTTATTAACGGCGGACAAACTATTGAAAAGATTAAAGTAGGCTTTATGATGTGGATTAAAGCAGGTGGAGTAGTGAGTAAAGGATTAATGAGAAGAAGATTAAGGGAGTTCAATTTATATGCGAAAATTAAATAACATACTATCGACTATATTTGGTGCTATTGTGGCTATTGCAAATGCTTGGGTAACTATTGATTGGGATAACTTTGTGTGGTGTTTTAACACAGGCTTTAAATTATTTTTATCAGCTTTAATTGCTATTGGAGGTTATATGACTACTATAAATCATAAGCCTTTGAATAATAGATAAATAATAACTACTTTCGAGAAAAAAACTTTATGTACAGACCAAGACTATCAGAAACTGAGTATAATCAATACCAGTTAAAAAAGCTAACGGATAAAAAAACCTACAAATTATTCGTATTTTCTGACCCACACGGATGGTTGGCTGACCTTAAATGTTTACGAGTTATTAATAATGTTCTTAAACACAATAAATTTGATGAAGTTTGTATCAACGGAGATATAGTAGATTTACCTTTTGTTTCTAAACATACTAATAAACTTTATTTAGATGGTATTCTTAATGGATACAGTGAAGTAGAAGAGTTTAAATACACAGAAGAACAAATCCTAAAGCCTTTAAGACTTTCAACTGATGCAAAGATTACTATAAGAACTGGCAATCACGACGAAAGAGTTACAAAGCCTTTTTTATTATCTAAAGGTCAATTAGCAAGATTAGCTATTTTATATAAACACTTTGAAAGTACCAAGTTTGAAGAGATGCTACACCTGGCGGAGAACGATATGGTTTACGACCCTACGGATGTTTTTAATTACTTTGATATTTTTGATGTTACTCACGGTTTATCTTTGACTAAGAATGCAAGTGAGAAGAATATTATAGAATATTGGGGAAGTGGATGCACAGGTCATTCACACAGGTTAGGAATGCGATACATAAGAAATAGGCATAATATTAATGCTTGGTTTGAGGTAGGATGTACAAGGTTAATGGAAGCAGTCGAATATCTTCCAACAGGTAGAATAGCTGATTGGTGTCAAGGCTTCTTGGAAGTAACTTTTAAGATAGACGGCGACAAGGTTTTATTCTTTGCACAACCTCACGCTATAATTGATTATAAATGTGTTTATAACGGTGTTTTATATGGAGAATAAAGAAGAAGAAATATTTGATGTAACAGATGGCGAGATTTTAGAGGAACTTAAATTCTTTGTTTATTTTCTTTTTGAATTAGAGGAAAAAAGTTTACTTTTATTCCCAAGTTACAAAACCTTGACACAAGCAAGGTTAATTAAAATGATTGAAACACGATTAGACTTTTTAGATTATGACCAAGAGGGAGATGTTAGTTGAAAAATTGAAAGAATTATATAAAGAAATAGAAATAGTAAGAAGAGAATTAATAACCGAAACCAATAAAGAAAAACTAAAAGAGAAACAAAATGAAAACTATCGAAGAAATTAACCATTTAGAGAATTGCGAATGCTCGGAGATTTGCACTAATTGTAATGTTAAATATCAATTTAAACCTATCGAATTAACTGGTAATAAAATAGCTGATATAGTTACAAAGCCTAAATACTACAAAGTAGAGATTAAAGGAGTGCCTGTGGATGTGATTGATATAGCAAACGCTTATAATTTGTCATTTATGAAAGGTAATGCTATTAAGTATATTTTAAGAGCAGGTAAAAAGGATTTATTGGTCCAGGACTTAAAGAAAGCTATTGAGTGTTTAAATAGGGAGATAGAGTATGAAAGCGGTAAGTAGAAATATTACTCTTTTTTGGTTATCTTTGCGAAAGGAACTTAATGTTAGTTTAAATTATGGCAAAGAAATCAAAAGAAATAAAAGAAGACTTAAATATAGAAGTTATAACCGAAATAGAGCAGGTAAACCCTTTGACTATTTCCGAGTGCTGTAAAGCTGAATACATATCTTCAGGCACTAAAGTATATTGCTCAAAATGCAAGGCAGACTGCCGTTTAGAAAGACAAAAGAAACTTATTAAATTATGGAGTCCAAAAGCATAATTGTTTTAATGGTAGTAATTTTACTATCTTCTTCTTGCAAGTCTAAAAAGCTGGTAGAAACTACAAAGGTGGATTCCGTTGTAACTATTGTTCAAAAGGTAGAATTGGCTACCGATTCAAGCGATATTGAAACTACCGAAGAAATAGCTTATATTTTTGACACATTAGTAAACCATCAGGTTACACCTTTAGAAGCTATTAGAGGCGATTACAAGCACAAACTAAAGGCAATCCATATAAAGAGGCACATCAAAGAAAGAAAGCGCTTACAGAGCCTTAAAATCGATAAGAAAGAAAACAAGGCTATTAAAGTGGATAAAACCACTATTCAAGAAGAGAAGCCAAAAGGAAATAACACTTTACTCTTAATATTAGGTATTGGTATCGTTGTTTACCTTATTCTAAAAAAACTTTAAAATTATTCTATTTGATTATCAGCAAGTTACGATTTGCTTTAGCACTTTAATAAAATAATGTTTTAGTATTTAAATCTTAATTAAGATATTCGTATATCGTTTAAAACCCACGATACCAAAATTATGAAACTAACGGAAAAAATTAAGGAGGCAATTAGCACTACCGAGAATTTTGTTAATCTTATAAATTACTGCAACGAAGGTGCAATAGTTTACCTGGATGTTAATTGTATTTTTACCCTTAATGGTATTAAGCAAGAAGCTATTGAGCAGTTTCAATTTAAGGTAGGTATTACTACTCCAAAAGGATATTTTTCAACAAAGAAAATGCCTATTATTGTAATTGATGCAGAAAGTTTAAATGAAATCGAATTAACCGAAATTATGCAGTATTTTAACCCATTAACCAAAGAAAATACTTTTGACCCTTTTTATTTTGAAAATAATGAGAGAAGTAAAAATGCTGCTGGCTGGGCAATAGTAGCAAGTAAATTACAAGCTGATTGTAGATAATTAAACCAAAAGGGGTGCAGCATCCTACAACTGCATATAAAACTATGTTAAATTTCCAACAAGAACCATCATTTGAGCAAGGCTTAAAAGATGCAATCAACAAGCTAACTAATCAGCTACCAAGTGTACAAAAAGACCCTTACAAGTCAAGACAAGTACACGCAAGAATCCAAGTATTTAAAAGAGCCTTACAATTATTAGATGATTTACCAAAAACAACAAGCACTACAAATTAAGTCGCTGGGCATAGGGGAGACTATGCAAGTAGACAAACGAGAAGGCAACCGAATCCGAGCCTTACTATCGTATTACAAAACTTATAACGGCAAGACTTACTCTTGCAAAGAATTAACCAAAAATTGTTTAACCATAACCCGAAAAAAATGAAAAAGCTAAAAAATCCAATTATCCAAGATATTAACATAGTTGAAATAGACTATCAAAACACTTATTATACAGAATACACCGATGGTTTTATTATTTACCACCACAGATTCAAACAAGCAGACCTACGCTTTTGGGTATTAGAAAACTACGATATTTCAAGAGGTCAAGTAAAGATAGAATTAGACCCTACAAGTATGGAGCAGGCAGAAAATCCTATTTACTTTACACAGGATGTAGAGGAGTTTATTAACGAGAATTACGAAGAATTGATTTTAGCAATCTTAAAACAACCAGTGCTGGCTTGTCAATCTTCTTTAGGTAGTGCTATTTATAACATTTGTAGACCACGATAATATGATAGATTTAAATGAGATTATCCAACTTCAAAAGGAAGTTATAGAAAGTTGCGAAAACATAATTGCCTTACAAAAAGATAAGGAAAAGATTATGCAAG